CGCGCACCGCACCGCTCACCTTGCAGAATTTGCAGCGACCTTGTCTTTCTATTACGCTTTGCACGATAAACGTAAAGCCCATGCGCGGCGTGGCGCCGCAGCACGGGCGAGCACGTATCACCATCGCCATATCGCCTTTTTTGACGTCGCTCATGTCCGCTCCCCGATTTGCTCGGCGCGCCGGGCGCTGCGTTTGGCGTTGCACTGCGCGGCTGTCGGGGTGCGGGTGACTGCCATGATCGGCCCGGCCGCTACGCGGTCAACGCGAATCGTCCAGCATTCGCGGCCAGTAATGCGGCCGAGTGTTTCGCCCATGTATTCGCCGTCGCGGTAAAGTGCGTCGCGCACGCATTCCAGCACGTGCACCGTGAAGCGCGCGCCAGTGATCGACACGAAAGACGCGAACCCGTTAGCATCGGGTGCGCCAAGCTCGCCGCGCTGCCCGTCGCGGAATGTGGCATTCGGGCAAATCGTTTGGATCATTTGATTGTCTCCTGTTGTCCGGTGCGAGATTGCACCCTGTAGCGCACTCGTTAGAATGCGCTGCCAGTTGCCTACTCGTTGCGCTCGCGAAGCGCAACATTGCGCATCGCTTCCGCGTGGCGCTCGATTCGCTCGCGATTCGTCGTATTAGCTTTGAGACCGTGCGCTTTAGCACACTCCAAAGTCTCTTGTCCGAGCGGCGCGTCCCAAAAGGGCGAAGCATCGGGGTGAAAGTCAAGGTTTGCTTGCGCGCATTTTGGCGTCATGATCTGTTCTCCGGGTTGACGGTGCGAGATTGCACCCTGTAGCGCACTCGTTAGAATGCGCTACCAGGTCCTACTCGCCGTTTGTTACCTTGATGCCAGCGGCCGCAAGCGTCGCGAAGGAAACCATGTTCGTTTCAGCGTACAGCCAGCGCCCATCGTGCATCATCCGCACGACGGTGCGGCCCTTTGTGTCGATTCCGATGCTGATTACTTGCGGCCGAATGTTTTCAGTTTGGTTCATCGCTGTTCTCCAGGTTGAGCGGGCGAAAGTGCCCGCACGGCAATTATCAGGCAGGGTTAATTCCGCGTCAAGCTGTTTTTAGGCGTCCGAAAGCGTAAGAAAATGACTTCCGACGCCTAAAGAATAGGCAAGATAGCACTCACTAACCTTGGCGCTGAAAGTCTCGCCATGTCAAGGTGTTGCGATAGCGTCCGCTTAAAAAGTAGGCAGATTTCGGACACTTTCGGACACTTTCTTACGTTGATTATAAAGGGGAATTCGGAAATGACCTTGTGGATAGTTTTGGTAGCGTCCGAAAGCGTAAGAAAACGTCCGAAATTTGGGCTTCGAGCGTAATCAATGGGTTAAGCCCTACTTTTCTTACGCTTTCGGACACTTTCTTACGCTTTCGTACGCTCGGCCCAAAGCGTACGAAAACACTCTCAACCCCATAAGGGTTGAGAGTTCGTACGATGGGTGCGTACAGGCGAGAGTGCTACACTGGTTCATGGCAGATATTTCCTTGGCGTGGCCGGAGATCCTAGCCGGGCTTGCGCGCGGCGATCTCGTAAGGGACACGCTCGCTAGGCATGGCGTGACGGAAAAAGAGAAGCGCGGCTATCTGGCGAACAACCCCGAGGCGCGCAGGCAGTGGGATGAAGCGCGGGAAGCGAGCGCGGACGCATTTAACGACGAAGCTCTGGCAGTAGCGCGCGGCGAGGACAATCCTCGAGGCATGTCTAATACCGGTAGCGCCGAGCCCGGCACGCGCATACGCGACCCGCAGATGGCGCGCTTGCATGTCGATACCTTGAAGTGGGCTGCGCGCATCCGCAACCCGCGTCTGTACGGTGACAAGGCGCAGCTAGACGTCAACGTGCGCACCGTCGATCTGACCGCGATCATACGCGACGCGAACGCGCGCCTAGCTCAGAGCACGCGCGGCCGGTTGATCGAGCACGAAAGCATGCTTCCCCGGCTCGGGCTCGACGGGGGCGCCCGGGGGGGTACACCCCAGGATTTGGGGGCGGGCACCGTGGACGCCGTGATTGCCGCCGAGGCCGCGAAGCTATTCTGAAAATAAAAATTATTTAATTTTTAATAATTCTGCCAGGAGCGTAAGAAAGTGTCCGAAAGCGTAACGAAAACGTCCGCGAACGTAACGCCAACCCTACTGAAAGGGTTGGCGTGTCGGGGTTGAACACGACGGGTCGTACGGTCACTGGCAAGGAAGTCGATTTCCATGGCCGCCCCGTGGTGCGCCCGGAGGCGATGCCGTGCCACGACTGCGGGCTCGAGGACAGCGCCCGCTACCGCCATCCGACTCTTGGCACGTTCCACTGCGCGCGGTGCTGGAGTAAGGCCTGATGCGCGGTGCCCCGGCGCAGGAAGCGGAGATCCTCACGCAGATCCTGGCGTTGAAGGACGATCCGGTCGGCTTCGTCTACTACGCCTACCCATGGGGCCGCGCCAGCACGCCGTTCGAGAAGTTCAAAGGCCCGCGCCCCTGGCAGCTTGAGGAACTGACGAAGATCGGCGAGCACGTCCGGCGCCAGGTGTTCGCACTCGAGCAGGGTTTGCCGCTCGAAGTCTTCAAGGAAGCGCTCTCCTCGGGCCGCGGGCCGGGCAAGAGCGCGCTGCTGGCGATGATCGCGCATTGGCACATGAGCACGCGCATCGGCGCGCCGACGATCGTCGCGGCCAATACGGAGACGCAGCTTCGCACGAAGACCTTCCCGGAGTATGCGACGTGGTTTGGCTCGGCGATCAACTCGCACTGGTTCGTGCAGGACAACCTGAAGATCAGCCCGGCGCCGTGGCTCGTCGATCTGGTGAAGGGCTTGCCTGAAGAGGGCGGCCTAGGAATAGATCCGCGGTACTGGTACGTCGCCGGGCAGATGTGGTCGGAGGACAACCCGGACTCGTTCGCGGGCGCGCACAACCCGTACGGGATGCTGCTCCAGTTCGACGAAGCGGCGGGGATACACTCGCGCATTTGGGAAGTGTCTGAGGGCTTCTTCACCGAAGAGAACCCGTACCGTTTCTGGCAGGCCGCATCGCAGATGCGAAATCGCGAAGGGAGATTCTATGAACTGTTCAATGATCCCACACTTGGTTTTGGATGGCATTGCCGTACTCTTTCCACTCGCGGTATGTTGGGTGTCGATCAGGCAGTGGTCGAAGACCAGATCCGACGATATGGAATCGACTCCGACTTCGTACGAGTCGAGATTATGGGAATCGCACCTAGAACGTCGGAAGACCAGTTCATCCCTTGGGACTGCGTTCGGGCCGCCCAACAAAACGAACTCGTACGCGATTATGGCGAGTCTCTCGTCCTGGGGATTGATCCCGCTCCGCGAGGAAAGACGGCATGGCGATTTCGTCAGGGCCGCAATGCACGGGACTGTTGCGGGAGTGCGACTTTTGGAAGTTGGCTCGGATACGACAACGTAGAGATCGCGCAAGCGGTATTGAAGCTGGACCAGAAGTACAAGCCCGATCACATCTGCATCGACTTCGGGATGGGCACGGGCGTCATCGACATCCTGAAGCGGAAGGTTACGCACGGAAGAGTTCACACCGTCAAGTTCGGCGATCAAGCGCACGACAAGCAAAGCGAGTGGGCGACGCACGCGATCGAGTTGTGGGCGCGTGTGAGGGATTGGCTCCCCGGCGCGATGCTCGAAAAGGACGACGGCGCGAAGGGCACGCTGTCGCAGCAACTGACAGATCGCGGCTGGCGCTGGAGCCAGCGCGAGGATGGCAAGAAGATCATGGAGACGAAAGAAGATCTTCAAAGCCGGGGCGTGAAGTCGCCCGACGACGCGGACGCTTTGGCCTGCACGATGGAAGTCGACCCGCCTAGAAACGATCGCGTGCGCGGCGGCGCGGAAGTGCGCATCGCTGACGGTGTTGAAGCGAACTCGTTTTTCGACGCCTGATATACTGAATTGTCATGTCCTTTCTCAGTTCAATCGGAAAAGTCCTCAACCCGCAAATGCCGGAAGGCTCACCGCCGCCCGATCCGTCGATCGCCGTC